ATGCTACAGATGCGGTCAACGTTGCTCAGTTAGAGGCTGCTGTTGCTGGAGTTGGATTGTTCCAAGGAGGATATAATGCAAACACAGGTTTAACTACAGACCTTTCAACAAATGGTTCATTAGATGGCGCAAGTAACATAGCTTTAGATAAAGGTGATTTCTTCGTTGTAACAACAGCTGGTAGTGCATTCTATTCGGAAACACTTGAGGTTGGTGATATGATTTATGCTAATCAAACTATTACTGCAAGTTCTAATCCAGCACAATCAGTTTATACAGTAGTTATTGCTGATGAAAACATAGCTGGAGCAGGATCATCTGATGGCGCAACCCAAAAAGGTGTAGCTGGATTTGATAGTGGCAACTTTGGTGTTACTGCAAATGGATGGGTAACTTTAGACAATACTGGAGTAAGTGCAGGTTCTTATGGTTCAGCAAGTAAATCACTTTCTGCTACTGTAACTGCAAAAGGTTTATTAACTTCGCTAAGTGAACAAAACATTGCTATTACAGCATCTCAAGTAACTGACTTCTGTAATGCGGTTGATACTTGTGTTGCAGATAACAGCCTTACTGCTCTTATCGGAAACGGATCAGCAACAGCATATACAATAGATGTAAGTAGTTTAAACACAAGAGATTTAATGGTTCAGTGTTACAGAAATGGATCTCCTTACGATACTGTTTACATGGAGGTTGAAAGAACAAGCACGTCTGTATTGACATTAAGGACTCAAACTGCTTTATCGACTAACCAAGTAAAAGTATTGGTAACAAAGATTACATAATCTTTCCAATTAAAATATAATAAAATATGGCTATTGACTTTTTATCGCCTTCACAATTTGAAGACAACATTCAAATATTAGATAATCATTCTGGCTCAGCTCGCAATATAACATTAAAGACAACTGCGACTAAGTTCGAAATGACTGACGAATTGATTGGTGAGGGTTTTTTTAAGTATACAATCTCAAGCGGCGAATTAGACTATTATTTTGGTGATTATAATGGGTTTAATAATGAATGTTACATTCACGTTAGCGACGCAAATGATTATATTGATTTGTATGCAGGCGATATAGAGGCCCATGGAGCTTTTACTGCAACTAGTATATACACCTCTGGAAACGCCACAATAGCTGGCGGAAGTATTCAGTTATATGGTACTGGACGCATATTAGGCATTGATACAGTATCTGCTAATACAGACGCGGCGAATAAGCTCTATGTAGATAATGCTGTATCTGGAGTAAGTGTTGGCGTCACAAGTATTAGCGAGGGCAGTGGAATAAAAGTAACTAATGGCTCTAGTGCCAATCCTACTGTATCGGTGAATTACGATAGCGGAGATACCGACAATCTTATATTTGCAGCAACTACGATAACTTCTGTTAATGGATCTGGAAGCGGATATGCTGATTTTATGTTAGTAGCGGAAAGCAATCCTGGAGTGGCAACTGGCGCTCCAAAAAAAGTACGAATAAGCGATATACATTTAGAGGATTTTGGAGCAGCTGAAGGAAATGTAAATTTAGGCTCTAACAAAATAACTAGCTTAGCTACTCCTACAGCGTCCACTGATGCTGCTAATAAGTCTTATGTTGATACTGCTGTTTCAAGTGCTGGCTCTGGAACATTTCTTCCTTTAGCTGGCGGCACTATGACTGGTGACATACTAATGGATCGAAAAACTGGAGCAGGAAATGTTATTGGTCTTGCATCTGGAACTCTTTCTGATGCTATGTCTTTGAAGTTGTATACTTACAACAATATAGATCCAGGTGGAGGATTAGGTACGAGTACTGGTAATATGATTCAAGCTGATTTAGGTTCGAATTTAGTTTTAAGACAGACAGCAAATGATGGTGCTATCACCCTTCAATCAGATGATGGCTCTGGAGGTTTAGCTAATTATGTTTTAGCTGATGGTCAAAATGGAACTGTTAGCCTTTATAGCTATGGTAGTAAAAAGCTTCAAACATCAAGTACAGGAGTTACCGTAACAGGGCAGCTAACAGCGACTACTAAGTTAGCTGTTCAAGGAACAGGAACAGCCGGATCTCCGGCGATATATTTTACCGGCAGGGCAAACACTGGAATATATTTTGATTATTTAAGCCGTTCTATATTATTTTCATCAAATAGTTCTCAAACATTAAAAACTAATTCTGATGGATTAACTATTTCTAATATATCTGCCGCAACCTCAGATACTGATAAATTTTTAGTGTCGGACAGTGGTTTGGTAAAATATAGAACTGGTACACAAGTTAGAAGTGATATTGGAGCTGGAACAGTAACTGGTGTTATAGCAGAAACGTCATCTTATCTAGACGGAATTAGTGCTAGCAACTCTACAACAACACCAGCGATTGGTCTTGACATAGACGGCTTAACATCGCTTAACAGTATTGCTAATCGAAGTCTTGATGATATATATGCGTTATGTCTTGAGGACGACCAAGGGGAGGGTAATGTTAAAATTCCCATGGCAGGGCTTCTTAGACAAAACGCTGTGCTTTTATCTAACTTTTATGATAGCAACAGCACTAGTTCTACTTATTACTTTTTTCCTTTTAATACTTTGAGTGAAACATCTTCAAATCAATATTATAACAGCATACCTTGTTTTGCTAGTGGATATGTTGCAAGAATTATGATGATGAATATGCCATCGGCTAACATGACTAGTGGTACTTGGACAACTCAAATAAGGGTAAGTAAGAACGGAAGTGTAGCAAACACATCAACTGAACTAACTCCTACCTCCTATGCTATTGGAGGGAGAATAGAATACAACCCCTACACATCTTTTTCTAAAGGAGATAGATTGCAAATTTCTTATCAAAAAAGCCAAACTAATGTATTTTGGAACTCTGTTTCCTGTGTGGTTGTTTTACAATTTGGAATTATATAAAAAGTTATGGGAAATATAAACGAAAATATAAGAGGTAAAAAACTTTTTAAAGAAGGTTCTTCTGGTCAAAAAGCTGTTAAAGGTTCCGATGGAAAAATAACTGTTTCAAAAGAAATATTTAATGACTTACAGGCATTAACTGATATTAGCGAAGTGTATAATGATGATGGTTTGTATCAGCAAAATAGATTTTTGTTAAAACAAATAGAAGATCTTAGAGAAGACGTTGAAGAGCTTCACACATTTATAAAGGCGGCTTTTGGCAGAGATTACACTCAAGCCTCATCTAAGGGAGCTAAAGGCGATACTGGAGCAACAGGCCCACAAGGTCCAAAAGGAGCAACTGGAGCAACTGGAGCAACTGGCCCAGCTGGTGCTGATGGTAAAAATGGTAGTGACGCTTCTGTAAGTGGATTTAAAGGTCAAAGAACAGTTGGTAAAGAAACCTGGACATTTGAGGCAGGTTTATTAAAATCAGTAAAATAAATGAAAACTTTTTTTAATGACGAGGATTATAATACAGAAACCGATGGTCAGATTAAAAATGTTAACGGTAATTTTGTATTTATTCCTTACATGGAAGGATTAAATGATCCTTTATATAAAAAATACATAAAAGAACTTTTAAAATTAGATTGGAAACACCACAAGCTTTATGTTGTTGGTGGCATACTTGAGGGGTGGAAAACTACCGATATAGATATTTGCGTTACCGGAAAAGTTGTGGATGAAACTAGAGCTTTAATGACACAAGCAAGAGCTATTGGCCCTTTTGATATGTATTGGGTTAAAAAGTATGATAAAATATTTAAAGGTAAAGATAACGGAATTAAAGTTTGGAAGTTTGCTAAAGCTCACGATAGGTGGACTATTAATGGAAAGCAGTGGGATGGAAAGTGGAAAAAAGACGGTTTATTTCATATGTGTGGCTTATTTGAACCTAAACCAAATAGAACATATACCAAAGATGCTTTATTAATAAATGTTTAAAATATTTACTATATTTGTGTAAAACAATAATTAATTAAATAAAATTAAAATGAGTCAAAACTTAAGTAAAGAACAGTTAGATAAATTGCAAGGATTGCAGAATGAATTTAACGCAGTAAAATTTGAAATCGCTGATATGGAAATTAAAAAAAGCGATTTAATAAATAAAGTAGGCGAAATAAAAGCAAAATTTGCCACTGAAGAAAAAGAACTAATCAAAGAGTTTGGTCAAAATGCTATTATTAATCTACAAACAGGAGAGGTAAAGCAGCCAGAGGAAACAGAAGAAAAATAGTATGGCAAAAATAAGCAACGTATCGGCATATCCAAATATTAACAATGTTAGTGGGTCTGATTATTTAATTATAACAGATTCTGAAAATAATTTAATGACCAAAACGGTTACGCTAACACAGGTTCAAACTTTGTTTGGTATTGACACATACGTTGCTCATGTAGAAGTTACGCCTACAGAAATGCAAAACTTATCTCCTTCTCCTAAAACAGTTATCGCTGCTCCAGGCGCAAATAAAGTAATAGACTTATTGTCTATTTCTGTATATGGTAAGTTTGGAACAACGGCATATAATTTTAGTGGTGATTTAGAATTAGATTGCAATTCAACTGTATTTGCATCACTACCAGCTGTAACTGCAAATTCAGCACAAGACTTTGTTCAGAAGTTAATGATTGGTGGTGGTGGATCAAACCCTTTGGCTTTGTCAGCTAATCAACCTTTAGCTTTTACAGCGTCTGGCGGTAATCCAACACAAGGGGATGGTACATTTTTTATTAATGCATACTACAGAATCCTAACAGTAGGGACAACATTTTAATTAAATGGATATAAGAAAAATTTCTATTGGAGCGGATTATAAATCCGGAGCAATGCACTACATAGTCGGTCAAGAAGTTTTAGGCGGTAAATACGCGATACATTTGATTCAAGAAGACGGTCTTGCTAAAAGTTTTAAAATCTGGATACATCAAGGTCAAGAGGTTTTGTTGTGGAAGGAGTTTAAAAAAACACTACCCATATCCTTAGAATACAATATAAATTTTTAATGAAATCACCTTTTTCTTTTATAGTTAAACCTTTGAATAATCGAAGGTATGATAATATAAAGCAGTATGGTGACATTAATTTCATAACAAGCACTTCTGAAGAAGACCATACAGTTTCTAATAGGTTTGCCGAAGTGGTTTCAACACCTATTAATTATAGAGGCCCTGTTAAAAAAGGCGATACACTTTTAGTTCATCATAATGTTTTTAAATTTTATAATGATATGTATGGTAACAGAAAAAGTGGTAAAAGTTTTTTTAAAGAGGATTTATTTTTAGTAGATCCAGACCAGTTTTTTTTATACAAAAGCGATGGAATATGGAAAGGCTATAATAAATATTGTTTTATAAAACCTTCTGAGGTAAAAGATTATTATATTACTAAAAATGGGGTAGAAGAGCCTTTATTTGGAACTATAAAATATATAAATGACGAGTTAACAGCTATGGGTTTAAAAGTAGGTGACGAAGTTTCTTATCAACCAGAAAGCGAATACGAGTTTAATGTTAATGGCGAAAAGCTTTATAGAATGTTTACTAATAATATAACTTTTAAAATATGATATATATTGTAGATAATTTTATAGAAAAAGAATTTTTTGAAATAATTAATGCTTTCCTGGATAAAGGGCAGTTCGAAAAAATAAAAGCTGGGGATAAAGATTTTCATATTCAACATTCTAATGAAGACTTTGATTCGTATATGGCTTCAAAGCTATCTATAATAGAGGGTAAAAAAATAGATAATATTTTAAGTTTTTTTAGAATTGCTACAGATGAAATAGACTCAGACTGGCGAATACATTCTGATTTAAATATAAATAGCGAGAAACCAGACAGAGCGTTAGTTCTTTATTTATCACCCAGAGAAAGAGAAGATCTTCATGGAACTGCATTGTGGGAACATGATATTTACGGAAGAGAAATACCTCAAGATATATCAGACGAAGAATACGATAGAATGATTGGTGTTGATGCTAATGATTTGAGAAAGTGGAGATTAAGCACTGTTGTTGGTTATGATGAAAATAGATTAGTTTCATATCCTTCAAGTTATTTTCATAGCAAATATCCTAATGTTGCTTGGAAAGAGGGAAGAAAAGTTTATGTAATGTTTTATAAAGTTTCAGACTATGAGCAAGAGTAGAAAACATAAAGACAGAGATTGGGATGACAAAATCGACAAGTTAAAAATGAAATATAATCGACACAAGGATGGATATAAAAAACATAAAAAAAGAGATTATAAAAGCTGGTGAATTAGCTGTTAATCAATTAATTAAAGTAGCTAAAGAGGATATTATTAAATATGATAAAGATGACGAGCTAGCTGCGGATAGACTTAAAAATGCAGCGGCTACAAAAAAACTTTGCATAATGGATGCCTTTGAAATTTTGAAAAAAATTCAAGAAGAAAAAGACGAATTAGATGGTGTAGAAACTAAAGATAATAAAACCATAAAAGGATTTGCAGAATCAAACTCAAAATAATCTATATACAGAATTACAAAATGTAGTTCCTAAGTCTGTTTTAACAAATAAAAACAGAGGTAAATCTTGGGCTTATGGATATAATGAAAAGTATAATTTTGTTGTCATATCTAAGACAGGAGAAATTAATCAAATCATAAACATAAGCGGATTAAATATAGCACTTCCTAAACCTCCAAAAAATATTTACTCAAGACATAAAAAAAAAGAAGAACAATACTGGGAATCTTTTCTTTTAGATAAAGAGTTAAAAAGAATAAAGTCAATATTTCAATGGCATGAAACACCTTCTCAGTTTAAAAACAAATGGGTTAATTACATAGAGTCAGAATTTACAAAAAGAGAAGAGGGTTACTGGTTTATGAATAATGGAAAGCCAACCTACATAACCGGTACTCATTATATGTATTTACAGTGGACAAAAATAGATGTTGGTTTACCAGATTTTAGAGAAGCAAATAGAATTTTTTATATATTTTGGGAGGCTTGTAAAGCAGATAAAAGATGTTTTGGCTTAGATTATTTAAAAATTAGACGTTCTGGTTTTTCGTTTATGGCCTCTTGTGAAGGAGTGAATACTGGTACAATAACAAAAGATGCAAGAATAGGAATATTATCTAAGACAGGTAGTGATGCTAAAAAAATGTTTACGGATAAAATAGTTCCTATTTCAAATAATTATCCATTCTTTTTTAAACCTGTGCAAGATGGTATGGATAAACCTAAAACAGAGTTGGCATACAGAGTTCCAGCCACTAAAATAACTAAAAAAAATATGTATTTGTCTGAAGAAACAGACATTGAAGGATTGGATACAACTATTGACTGGAAAAATACTTCAGATAATAGCTATGATGGAGAAAAATTAAAACTTCTTTTGCACGACGAAAGTGGTAAATGGGAAAAGCCAGAAAACATATTAAACAACTGGAGGGTTACAAAAACTTGTTTACGTTTAGGTAGTAAAATTATAGGTAAATGTATGATGGGTTCAACATCAAACGCTTTAGATAAAGGGGGTAATAATTTTAAAAAATTATACTACGATTCAGATTGCACTAAAAGAAATTCCAATGGTCAAACTAAAAGCGGATTATATTCACTTTTTATCCCTATGGAGTGGAACATGGAAGGATTTATTGACAGGTACGGAATGCCTGTTTTGCATAATCCAGAAAAACCTGTAAAGGGGATTGACGGAGAAATGATTTATCAAGGAGCTATTGACTATTGGCAAAATGAAGTTGACTCTTTAAAAAATGATCCAGATGCTTTAAACGAATATTATAGACAATTTCCCAGAACTGAATCTCATGCTTTTAGAGATGAAAGCAAACAATCTTTATTTAATTTAACAAAAATATATCAGCAGATAGATTATAACGATTCTTTAATTTTAGACCGATATGTAACTAGAGGTTCTTTTTCCTGGGAGAATGGAATAAAAGATACAAGGGTTATATGGTCGCCAAATAAAAGAGGTAGATTTTTTGTAACTTGGTTACCGAAAAGAGATTTACAAAATAATATTATAATTAAGAATGGTAAAAAATATCCTGGCAATGAGCATATAGGTACTTTTGGATGTGATTCTTATGATATTTCTGGCGTTGTGGTAGGTAAAGGTTCTAATGGATCTTTACATGGGTTAACAAAGTTTAACATGGATGACGCTCCTAGTAATGAGTTTTTTTTAGAATATATAGCAAGACCGCAAACTGCTGAAATATTTTTTGAAGAGGTTTTGATGGCTTGTGTTTTTTATGGTATGCCAATTTTATGCGAAAACAATAAGCCAAGGTTGTTATATCATTTAAAAAATAGAGGATATAGAGGCTTTAGTGTTAACAGGCCGGATAAAGTTTTTAATAAATTATCTAAAACAGAAAAAGAGTTGGGGGGTATACCTAATTCAAGTGAAGATGTAAAACAATCTCACGCTTCTGCAATAGAGTCTTATATAGAAAAACAAATAGGATTAGATATGGAGGGTACGTTTAGAGAAAAAGATGACATGGGAGTTATGTATTTTCAAAGGACATTAGAAGATTGGGCAAAGTTTGATATTAATAATAGAACTAAGTTTGATGCCTCTATAAGTTCTGGTTTAGCTATTATGGCAAATCAAAAACACTTATACACACCCTCTAAACAAAAATCGAAAATAAGCATTAACTTTGCAAGATATAATAACAAATCTTCAGTTAGCCAATTACTTAATAAATGAAAGACGTAAAAATACAAGTTAACTCAGCTGCTTTTCCAGATCAGTTTGCTTCAGACTCCGTTAAAGATTCAATGGAATTTGGACTACAAGTAGGACAAGCTATACAATATGAGTGGTTTAGAAAAGATAGCGGCTCATGTAGATTTTACAATCAATGGGCTGACTTTAACAGATTAAGGTTGTACGCTCGAGGCGAACAATCTATTGCAAAATATAAAAACGAATTAGCTGTTGATGGAGATTTAAGTTATTTAAACTTAGATTGGACACCAGTTCCTATTATACCAAAATTTGTAGACATAGTAGTTAATGGTATGTCTGACAGACTTTTTAAAGTAAAAACTTTTGCTCAAGACGCTATGTCTGCTGAAAAAAGAAATCAGTTTCAAGAAATGATTGAAAAGGATATGCTTGCAAGACCATTGCTTAAGCAAATCGAAGAAAGTTTTGGTATACCTGCTTTTACTGTTCCGGAAGAAGAACTACCTCAATCGGATGATGAGCTAGAGCTTTTCATGAATATGAAATACAAACCAGCGGTAGAAATAGCTGCTGAAGAAGCTATCAACACTCTTTTAGATTCAAGTCACTACAACGACACTAGAAAAAGAGTTGATTACGATATTACTACATTAGGTATTGGAATAACTAAACATATGTTTCTTCCAGGTGAAGGCGTAAAAGTTGAATATGTAGACCCAGCAGATGTAGTTTATAGCTATACAGAAGATCCGTATTTTAAAGATACATTTTATTGGGGTGAAATTAAGACTGTTCCTATTGGGGAGTTGATTAAAATAGACCCAACTTTAACAAATGCTGATTTAGATGAAATATCTAAATACAGTCAATCTTGGTATCAATACTATAATCAAGCTCAAGCTTACAATAATAGTATGTTTCATAGGGATACAGCTACTTTGTTGTATTTTAACTATAAATCTACACACTCTTTTGTATACAAGAAGAAACAATTAGCAGACGGAACATTTAAAACTGTACAAAAAGACGACTCTTTTAATCCTCCTGCTGAAATGATGGAAGAGGGTAAATTTGAAAGAGTAGAAAAAAGAATTGATGTTTGGTATGACGGTGTTATGGTTATGGGTACTAATATTATGTTGCAGTGGAAACTTGCGGAAAATATGGTAAGACCAAAATCAGCAAATCAATATGCCATGCCAAACTATGTAGCCTGTGCGCCTAGAATATACAAAGGAGCTGTTGAGTCTTTAGTAAGACGTATGATACCCTTTGCTGATTTAATACAAATGACTCACTTAAAAATACAGCAAGTTGTATCAAGAGTTGTTCCAGACGGTGTTTTTATAGATGCTGATGGTTTAAATGAAGTTGATTTAGGAACTGGTAACGCTTATAATCCAGAGGATGCTTTGAGGCTTTATTTTCAAACAGGTTCTGTTGTAGGTAGAAGTTTCACACAAGATGGAGAATATAATAACGCTAGAGTTCCTATTACTCAATTAACAGCTAATAGTGGTGCGTCTAAAATGCAAATGCTTATAGGTAATTATAATCACTATTTAGATATGATAAGGTCTGTAACTGGGCTTAATGAGGCTAGAGATGGATCAACACCAGACCCTAATTCTTTGGTTGGTGTTCAGAAATTAGCAGCATTAAATAGCAATACAGCCACTAGACATATTCTTCAAGCAAGTTTATATATAACAAAAACTATAGCCGAATGTTTATCTATAAGAACAGCGGATGTATTAGAGTATGCGGATTTTAAAGATGAGTTTGCTATGCAGATTGGTAAATACAACTTAGCATTACTCGAGGATATAAAAAATCTTTATCTATATGACTTTGGTATTTTTATCGAAATGTCACCAGACGAAGAGGAAAAAGCAATGTTGGAACAAAACATTCAAATGGCTTTATCTAAAGAAAATATAAGCTTAGAAGATGCAATAGACATTAGAGAAATACATAATCTAAAAATGGCTAATCAGCTTCTTAAATTAAAGCGTAAGCAAAAGCAAGACAGGGAGCAGCAGATGCAAATGCAGCAGCAAGAAATGCAAGCTCAAATGCAAATGCAACAACAGCAGGCAGCGGCTCAGCAAGCTATGGATATTCAGCAACAAGAAAGTGCTGTTAAAATGGAATTGATAACAGTTGAGAATCAAATGCAAATGCAAAAAATGCAAATGGAGGCGCAGCTAAAACAAAAGCTTATGGCTGAAGAGTTTAGTTACCAAATGCAGCTTAAGGGCATGGAGCAATCTCAAATAGACAGTAGAGAAAAAAATAGAGAAGCAGAAAAAAATAAAAGAATAAATCAACAATCTACAAATCAATCAAAAATGATTGAGCAAAGAAAAAGAAATTTACCTTCAATTAATTTCGAATCTAACGAAGATAGTTTAGATGGATTTGACTTGTCTGAGTTTAACCCAAGATAATATGTCTACGGTAAAGACAAGCCAAAATAAATAAATAAATAAATATTAACTTTGTAAAAAATAAAATCAAATGGAATTTAAAGTAAAAGAAGTATCAAAGGAAGAAAAATCTCGTGTTGAAGTAGAAAACGAATTACTAAAAAAACACGAAGAAAAGTTTGAAGATTCTAATGTTAAAGAAGATCCTCAAACTGAAAAAATAAATTTAAGTGAAGATAACCCTTCACCGGTTGAAAATAATTCAACTGAAGAACAAAAAACTCCCTCATCAGAGTTAAATGATGAAGACGTTCTTTCATATATTAAAAATAGATATGATAAAGACATAAATTCTGTTGATGAACTTTTTGCGGAAAAAGAGGCAAATGAACCATTACCAGAAGATGTGTCGGCGTATTTTAAGTATAAGCAGGAAACCGGACGAGGAATCGAAGACTTTTATAAATTGCAAAAAGACATAGATTCAATGGACGAAAATGCTATACTATCTGATTATTATAGCATGACCGAAGACGGTTTAGATGCTATAGATATTCAAGATATTATTGAGGATAAATTTAGTTTTGACGAAGATTTAGATGATCCTAAAGATATTAAGAAAATCAAATTAGATAAAAAAAGAGAACTTGCGAAAGCAAAAAAGTTTTTAAATGAATACAAAGATAAGTATAAAGCTCCGCTTGAGTCAAGTGGGGGTGGACTTTCTGAGGATCAAGAGAAAAATCTTAGTGCTTATAAGAGTTACATTGAGGAATCCAAAAACGCGGAGGAAAGGCAGAAAAAAACGTACAATTATTTTTTAGACAAAACAAATAAATTGTTTAACAGTGATTTCAAAGGTTTTGAATTTGATGTGTCTGATAATAAAATGTTGTTTAAGCCTGGTACAAATGAAGAGTTAAAAAATATTCAATCTAACATTAACAATTTCGTTAATAAATTTTTGGATAAAGATGGATTAATGGCTGATGCTGCTGGTTATCACAAAGCACTTTCAGTCGCTATGAATCCAGATAAATTCGCTCAACATTTTTACGAACAAGGGAAGGCTGACGCTGTGGATAATGTTTCTAGAAAATCTAAAAACATAAACATGGATGTTAGAAAATCATCTCAAGCCGTTACAAAAGACGGAATGAGAATTAGACCAATGGCTAACACTAGCCGAAACGATGGAAGAGGACTCAAAATTAGAAGTATTAAAAAAAGTTAAACAATTAAAAATTAAAAAATGGCAGTAAATTTGACACCAGGATTTGACTTGCAGCCAAGTGCGCAGCAAACTCCTCTAGCAACAAACTACATTAACAACTTTGATTTCTTGAATCAGTACCTACCAGATACTTATGAAAAGGAATTTGAGCGTTATGGAAACCGATCAGTAGCATCATTCTTAAGAATGGTAGGCGCTGAAATGCCTTCTAACTCTGACCTTATTAAATGGGCTGAGCAAGGAAGATTACACACTAAATATCAAAACTGT